CTTTAATGACTTAGCTTGTCTTTCAATTAAAAATTCTTCAGGTGGTATTGGTTCTATTTTAACACGACCAAATGTTTGTGTTCTTGATACAACCACATCATGCATCATAGGAACTTCTAAAGCATCTAACTGCTCTTGTGCATCAACAGCTATTAATGCATCACCTGCTTCATCTATTTGTTCTTGAGCTTTCTCTTTTTGTTTCTTAAATGTTTCACTTTCGTACTCAGTATGTTCTAATACTTCTACTCCATCTTCTTCTATTAACATATTGAACTCATCATCAGATAAGTTTTCATATGTTTCTCTTTCTACTTTTTCAGAATCATCCCAATATACTTTGCATATACCATTCTTTTGTAACAAAGCATCTTTGAACATTGTGTATAAAGCAGTAAATCCATCATTATCTTTATTAAAAATATGATTAAGATAATCTGTTGCTTGCTCTGATATAGCAACATCTTCTTGTGTAACTGGTTCAACTTTAACTACATTATCACTAGCAGTAAATATTCTAAGTAGTGGTGGTAATATTGATTCAATAGTATCAGCAACATCAGTAGAAACTACTTGTGATCTACCTTCTACTTCATTACCAAATGCTTCACCAAAATAATATTCATTAGCTTTGCGTCTTGATTCTGTTATCTCAGAAGAATAAAAGCCATAAGCATTTTTAATATGATCGCCTAATATTCCTGATAATTCAAAGTCGTTAAGTTGTTTTCCTTTAGCCATATAATTCCTTAAACAATATATCTAGTATCTACATACATAGGTCTAGTCCAATCAGTTCTTGTTGGTGCATCAACTGAACAACCATACCTAAAAGCATCAGCTCCATGTGATGCCCAATCATGCAGAGGTTTATTTTTAAATGTTTGCATTCTATCGTCAAACTGTTTTCGGTACTGACGCAAACAATCAATACCATACTTACATCTGTTCTTATCAAACCAACAGTTATCTAAATTATTTCTTACAGCTTCAATACCATGATCTATTTCTAACT